ACTGCGTTCAGCATGCAAAAGGATCACGCGTTCAGTTTTATAATAATGTTATTGACAATAAAAAGTTGGTAGAACATAACTATAAAATGATGCAACTTTACGCGCCTCAAATGTCTATTCAGGCAAAGCAATTCACACAAGAAGCGGTAGAGAATTTTGAGTGTGATTTCAACAGGACAGAGCTAATTCGCATGATGCGCGAAGACGGATTTGGTGAGTTAAATTGGGAAGATCTTAAGTCACAGTTAAACAAGATCAACTACGAGTGTGTTGACAACACAAGCAAATAAATTTTGAGTTCACCTTGACATTCAAGGAGGATCAGCTATAATTACAAACACAAGCGAGGGCATATATGAACGAGGATAAAGCAAGCTTTGGAAGGTACGGCAAAACTTTCCAAGAAGGACTTGTACAGCTTATATTTGAAGACAGGCCATTTGCAGATCAAATCACAGAAGTGTTGGACATAAACTTCTTAGAGCTTGAATATCTTCAAGTTTTTTTGCGCAAGGTTGTTTCATATAGAGCTAAATACAACACTCATCCATCGCTGGATGCCATGACAACTATCGTGCGCACCGAGCTTGAGGGTGAAGATGAAGTTACGCAGAAGCAGGTGCGAGATTATTACGCTAGAATCCACACTAGAGAGCTTCAAGATAATGATTATATTAAAGAAACATCACTAGATTTCTGTCGTAAGCAAAATCTTAAGGAAGCGATGATGAAGTCAGTGGGCCTGCTTCAGTCTTGCTCGTTTGATGAAATCTCAAAGGTTATTAATGACTCGCTTAAGCTTGGTTCCGAAAATAACTTTGGCTATGATTACATGGCCGACTTTGAAGAGAGATTTAAAGTAAAACATAGAAATCCTGTATCGACCGGATGGAAAGACATCGATTCGATTGTTGGAGGCGGTTTGGGCAAGAGCGAATTAGGTGTCGTGATTGCTCCGACTGGAGCAGGAAAGAGCATGTTGCTTGTACACTTGGGGACAAATGCACTGCGTGAAGGGAAGACGGTTGTACACTATACTCTAGAGCTTCAAGACACAGTAATTGCCAACCGCTACGATAGCTGCTTGACGGGATATCCGCTCACTGACATAAAAAACTTTAAAGAAGAGATTTATGAAGAAATTAAGCAATTAGATGGCGCACTATACATCAAGGAATATCCTACCAAATCAGCGTCTACTAATACAATCCGAGCCCATCTATCTCGTTTAATTAAGCGTGGCATCAAGCCTGGGCTCGTAATCGTAGACTACGCAGATCTTTTAAAGCCAGTTACTGTAAGAAAAGAGAAACGAGCAGAACTTGAATCTATTTATGAAGAGCTGCGCGCATTATCTACGGAGTTTCAATGTCCTATCTGGACCGCATCACAAACAAATCGCTCAGGATTGAGCGCAGAAGTTATTACGATGGAGCAGATCTCCGAGGCATTCAACAAGTGCTTTGTGGCTGACTTTATTTTCTCGGTGTCCCGCACGATCGAGGACAAACAAAACAATCAAGGCAAGATTTTCATTGCCAAAAATAGGAACGGCCCTGATGGGATGGTGTACCCCATCTTTATGGATACATCTAATGTTAAAATTAAAATACTACCCAAAGCGCCAGTTGCTAAAACACAAGGGCAAGCGCAGATTGTAACTGCGCCTGTAGCTTTAGGCCCGGCAGCACAGAAAAATCTATTAGCAGAAAAATATAATAAATTAAGAGGAAAACGCAAATGAGAACACTGGAAAACATCCGTAGATTTAGATTATCAGACACATTTATTGAGCCTTATAAACAACAAGGGGTGCCATGGGGCCCACTAGGCTATGTGACATTTAAACGCACATATGCAAGGCGCCTCAATGAGTTTGATCCCGAGGCTACCGGAACAGAGGAGTGGTGGCAGACTTGTCGCCGAGTTGTCGAGGGAATGTTCAACATGCAAAAGCAGCACGTGTTCCAGCTTGGTCTAGAGTGGAATGATGCAAAGGCACAACGAACGGCTAAAGACGCATACGATCGCTTGTTTAATCTTAAGTGGACGCCTCCTGGCCGAGGGCTGTGGATGATGGGCACAAAGTTTGTTGAAGAGCGTACTGCAGCAGGTCTGTTTAACTGCGCTTTCCGCTCTACACGAGACCTTGCAACCAAAGGTGGTTATCTATTTGCATGGATGATGGATGCGCTAATGGTTGGCATTGGCGTTGGCTTTGACACCGAGGGCGAAAACAGCATCACAATTAAGGAGCCACAGTTTACTAACGATACCTTAGTTATTGATGATTCTCGCGAGGGCTGGGTTGATTCGGTGCACACTCTTCTTGACGGCTTCTTCTTTGGCAACAAAGTACCTAAGTTTGACTATTCTGCTATCCGTCCCGAAGGTGCATTAATTCGAGGCTTTGGAGGAACGTCTAGTGGCTACGGCCCGCTCAAAGAACTCCACGATAATTTAACTGAACTATACACAGCCAAGATTGGAGAGCCTATTACATCTGTAGACATCGTTGACACTGAAAACCTTATTGGTCGTTGCGTGGTTGCTGGTAATGTTCGCCGTTCTGCTGCGTTGGCTATGGGCTCACATGATGATCGCCAGTATCTTGAGATGAAGAACGATCAGGAGAAGCTTTACCACCACCGCTGGGGTTCCAATAACTCCTTCAACGCTGTGGTGGGCATGGACTATACGTGGCACGCAGAGCAGTCACAGAAGAACGGAGAGCCAGGATACATCTGGCTGGATAATGCCCGCACACGTGGACGCTTTAAAGATGGCCCCCGCTTTGATGATATTAATGTTGCTGGCTTCAATCCTTGCGTTGAACAGCAGTTAGAGGATGCGGAGCTGTGCTGTCTTGTGGAGACATTCCCAGCAAAGCATGATGACTATGAAGATTACCTTAGAACGCTGAAGATTGCGTACCTGTACGGTAAGACCATCACCCTGTCCAACACACACTGGCCAGAGACTAACGCAAAGATGCTCAAAAACAGACGAATCGGCTTGTCGCAGTCTGGAGTTGTTCAGGCATTCAACAAGCATGGCAAGCGTCAAATGCTCAACTGGTGTGACAATGCCTATGAGTATGTTCAGCAGCTTGATCAGGAATATTCTAACTGGCTTTGTATTCCTAAATCCATCCGAATGACCAGCATCAAGCCAAGTGGAACTGTGTCTCTGCTTAATGGCTCAACGCCTGGCATTCACTTTCCAGAAGACGAGTATTACATTCGACGTATTAGATTTGGAAAAGACTCAGAATTGCTTAAAACTTTAGCTGAAGCAGGTTATAATATGGAAGATGATGAATACTCGCCTAATACCGTGTGTGTTGAGTTTCCTGTTCATGAGCCTTATTTCCAAAAAGGAAAGAGATCAGTCTCGATGTGGGAACAGTTGGAAATGGCAGCACAATACCAGCATTACTGGGCCGATAACTCGGTGTCTATTACGGTAACGTTCAAGCCAGAAGAGGCGCCACAGATTAAAGACGCATTAGAAATGTACGAAACAAGATTAAAAGCTGTTTCGTTTCTAAAATATGAGGAAACAGGGTATGTTCAAGCACCCTATGAACCAATTACTAAAAAGCAATACGAGAAGCTTATTAAAAACATCCAACCTATTCAGAGATTTGATACTGAGCAAGGTGGAAGCGGATCTAAATTTTGCACAAATGATAGCTGTACAATATGAGGTAAAAATGTTTAAACCAGTTAATAGATACATTCAAATAGAATTGCCGAAGCCCAAGCCAAAGCCATCGAGCAGCCTTGTGCTTCCTGACGATTACAAACCGACAGAAGAAAGACATGTAACAGTAAAAGTAGTTGCGTTTGCTTCAGACCTGAGATTCAAAGATCAGCTGGTGATGCACGGTGGCTGTGGTACATCTATAATTGTAGACAAGTCTATGATTGAGGAAATTACTATAAATAATAGTAAAATAAACGTTGTTCTTGATAATTATGTAGTGGGGATTATTAAATAAAATGGGAACAACGTGTTATGCCAATAGACAAGAACTTTTACAATGAATCGTCAGCAGCCAAACTTGGTTGGGATCCAACATGGTTTGGTGAAAAGTATTTTGACGACAAACTAACTAGAGCCATTAAGAAATGGCAAAAGGACAAGGGACTATCTGCCGATGGTCTTTGTGGCCCTGCAACCTTTCGTCGTTTGTGGACAGAAAGGCAAGCAGATATTGATGACCACCAACCAAAGAGTTGCCGATACTCTAACTACATTGTTTACCAGGGAAACTTTACACCCATTGAATGGGATAAGGTGGTGCTCTGGTCAGAGGAGGGCGGATTAGAAGCTAAGTCTGGTACATACTATGACTACTCTGGCCGTCCTAAACGCAACATTCGTCTGTTCGTAAACCATTGGGACGTGTGCTTATCATCCCGTTCTTGCCAACGTGTGTTAGACAAGCGCGGGATTTCAGTACATTTTCTAATCGACAACGACGGCACAATCTATCAAACACTCGACATGCAGCACGGTGGATGGCATGCCGGCTCCGAGCGAGTGAACCGAGCATCTGTTGGTGTTGAAATCAGCAACGCATACTATACCAAGTATCAAGACTGGTACGAGAGAAACGGATTCGGTTCACGTCCCGTGGTTGATGATGCCTGGGTTCACGGCAACAAGTTAGAAGAGCACTTAGATTTCTACCCTGTTCAACTTGAGGCGCTCAAGGCTCTGTGGAAAGCAATACATAAAGCAGCCGAGATACCATATGATACACCGAAAAGTCAGTTTGGTAATACATCTACCAAGTACGAGCAAGATGTTAAGTATGGCTCCTTCTCTGGATTCATCAGCCACTATCACGTCAGCAAGAATAAGATTGATTGCGCCGGCTTAGATATCGTTAAGCTCCTTGAGCAAGTGAAGGACGATTGATACTAGAGTACGAAGACATTGTTATCGGTAGTGACTTAAAGGCGACATTGTTCGCCTTCAATAATAATCTACCCATCATTTTTTCTCAGCCTCGCCGTCCTTTTCGATTCGACTTTCTTGAGCCGAATATAAACCTAGGGTGCGTTAAACTTACTAGAGCAGGCGAGCTAGAACTTACTAGAACTAATGGCGTTAAAGTTGTTGGTTCGAGGGCAGAACTTCTTTGGGAGCGGCTGATGTTTTTGCTCAATCTCGATGGCAAAGTTCCACTCGCAAATCTGTGCACATCTATGAGGTTTGACGGAGAGCATCTGATCTGCTCCAACGAGTATTCAAAGATAGGTACGTTAAAATTTAGTAATTGCTTTTATTTTGGTGACGATAATGTTTCTGGATTGGTAAAAGAGAAAGAGCTTGCAAATCCAACCTACACATGCTATGATTGGATTGCATTCAATAGCGGGGGCAAGCACGAAATCGATTACATGTGGGTGGGCGATGACTTTGTTAAGGAAATTTGGTTCTACTCATCGGATCGTATGTGCGGCAACTCTCCCGTCAAGGATGCGTGTGCTGTATCAACTCTGACGCAAGATCAGCTGTCTGAGTTTGACTACAGCGAAACCATGGCTAGATTCAAAATGATCTCCGAGATGGAGAAAAGAGGAATGAAAGGAAGGCAAAATGGCTACTCAACAAACGGAAACCCGAAACACTATAAATTTCGCACAACACCTATCAGACGAACAAAACGCAGAGATCCAGTGGAGATTGTATCAGCAGACGATCGGGTATC